AACAGGAGCCCACTTCTCCATGAGCTGTTCTGCGTTAGCATTGTTGTACATTTGTTTAATACCTTTTAGGTGAAAAAATTAAAGTTTGATCTAATGATCTAAAATTCACTTAGAAAATCTGTCGAGTTGTTCTACGAGTGAAGCCATTTGAGCTGATAGCTCTGGGGCAGCTTCATAGGTACCGACTTCCTCTGTTAGGTCTTCGACACTGTTTCTTGCGCTAAAACTAGCAGAACTGCCTGAAGAGAAATAGCTCTCCTTTAGGGACTCTAGCTTTCCGCGATAACCTACTTCACTATCAAACTCAACGTTCTCAGCCAAGGCTGCGAGCTTATCTTTCTGGGTCTCAGCGAGCCCTTCAGAAACATCAGCGAGAATGGTCTCAGAAACAGCTTCGCTTAGGCGGCTGTTAAGAGCTACATTACGCTCAATTTGCTCATTGAGGTTTGATTCCATTTCATCAAGTCTTTCAACCATGGACTCAACAACATCGAAACGCTCTTCAGGTACAGAGACATAATGCTCTGAGAAGAGTGAATGCATCCCCTTAAGGAAGCTTTCAGTCATTTCGGTGCGTAGACCATGTTCGACGGCAATGGCATTTTCAGCCATCCACTCGTCTGCTACGTACTCTAGGTAAGCGTCTACACGCTCACTTAGGCTGGTACGAACAGTAGCTAGCTCTTCAGTTAGCTTCTCTTCATATGCAGCTTGTAGCTCTTCTTTGGCGATAGCAACCTTATTACGGATTGCGGCTTCAAAAATGATGCGAGCTTTGCTCTGGAACTCTTCGGAGAGCTCCTCACCATTTAGAAGTGCAGTAACATCTTCTTCGATGTCCAATTCAGCCATGGCGATTTCTTCGGAAGAAATCTCCTCTTCAGCCAATTCGTCGCCTTCAGCTTCAGCCTCTTCCTTACGAGTTGCCCCGGAGTCAAAGTTTAATACTGAAGCAGGTACGGACTCAGCCTTAGAACCTGAAGAATGTGCATCTGTGGTACCACCAGCATTACTGCCAGGAACTACAGAAGCAGGAACCTTCTCCATGCCCTCAGCTGACTTAGCGCCTTTGTTGACAACATCCTTGACTTGCTTAAGGGGAGCAGATGCATCCTTTAGCTTTGCGGGACCGTCAGGGTCATTGGTATAGTTCTCAGGGGTAGGACCTCCGAGATCTTCGATTGATTGTCCGGGAACTACGCTGGTGGGAACCTTTTCCATTGGTTCAGCAGCCTTAGCACCCTTTGTTACTACGTTTTCCATGTTCGTAAAATAAATTAGTTGCTACCGACGAGTAAAATGATTTAACAGTATAAATCTACAATTATTTATAAGATTTATAGATTGGACAAAAAGTTCTGGAAGAGTTGAATTTTCTTCTCTTCAAGTTCCCTTGTGACCACTAGTTTATTTATAGTAGACCTAGTGTCCTCTATTTCTTGCTCCTTAAGGATGCCACCGCTCATAACCCACTCTTTTCCTTCCATAATCCCCTGCACAAACGCATCAGGGGCACTAGGATCGGCTACAATATCTGCAGCAGTAGCAAGCATGAAGTCTTCTCCTACTAGCTTGTATCCTTGCTTGGTCTCGGTTAGTGAACCAACACCACGAGAAGAAACGCCCAAGGTTACACCTTCACCAATCAAGCTTTTAGCAATCTTACCCATAGGGGTTTCAAGTAGCTTTGCTTTACCGATAAAGTTGTTTCCTTCTTGAGTAAGTGAAACAATCTTATGTGAAACGCGGTCTAAGTTTACAGTAGGACCGTCGGGGTGCCCTAGTTCTCCTAATGCGCGACCACTATTTACATACTGTTCGTTATAGCGACCAACCTCACGCGCCAATGTATCGGTCTTATAGACACGACCATTACGGTTCTTTTGGTTACCTTGAAGGAAGATACCCTCGATGAACATAGACTTTTTACCGCCTACTTCTTCGACAATAAATTCAACCTTGTTAATTTCTTCTGTGATTAGTTTCATTTTAGTAAATGCTTACTCTAGAAAGCGAATAGGTTTAGATCTGGATCACTCCTCTTCAACTTCAGCTTCTTCCTGACCTTGAAATAGGTTGGAAGCAGCAACTTCGCGGTAATCGCTGATTCTTTCTGCACTTTTAGCAAAAAGAATATCTTTAATTTCCTGAGTCACTTCTGAAGGTGAAGATCCTGATGCAATAGCATCTACAATGTTTGAAGCCATGATAAAAAAACCAATATAAAGTTATTTATGGAGATTAAATTTCTCCCTCACTACTTTTGGGTAGTTTAGGTGGTGCTGGATCCACTGGAACTGCTCCAGAGTCACCATTTATTGCTGCAGCAGCGCCAGCCATATCAGCCATTGCCCCCGCAGGATCACCCTCTTCCATTGCAGGTAAAGGCTCCCCAGTTATTGGGTCAATTGTTGACGGATCAGGAATAGTACCATCGGCAATTTCTTTCTCGATGAGCTTATCCTGCTCTTCCATCTCACCATCAGTTTGACGGAGAATCTTACTACGGATATATTCTTGTGAATAATATTTACCAATATAAGGTTCAGCTTGAGCTAGTAGATTTAGACGCTCCTGGAAGAGTTCTGTTTCCTTTAGTTCTGCAAAATGGTTATCGTATAAGAAATCATATTGAATATTATCTTTAATACCTTCCCAATCATCGGGAGTGATAACATTTTTTAGAATTAGCTGTGTTTTTAGTAGGTCACTGAATAAACCAGCAAAGCGCTTACGGAGACGAGCTACGAACTTAGAGAACTTGACTTCATCACGCAAAATCTCACTTGAGCGACCCATATTGAATCCCTCACCGCCCCCAGGTGCCCTAGAAGCAGGAACTCCCAATGCTGCATATAGCTTATTGCGGAAATACTCAATATCTGAGATCTCACCGAGGTTTTGTCCGCCTGGGAGTGTAGAAATCTCAGTACCACGACCGCCCTCACGGCGGGGTAGCCAGAAATCTTCTAGCATCGACATTACTTTTTTGTCGTTTCTCATTTCGCCAGTTTGAGCATTATAGGTTTGCTTGTTCCTATAACGACTCATAACCTGCTGTAGGTATTGCTCTGCCTTCACTTTCGGCAAGTTACCAACATCAATGTAAAAAATACGACGCTCTGGGGCACGAGATAATCTATAGATGACGATTGCATCTTCAATCATTCGTAACTGATTAGTTGCCTTAATTGACTTATGCAACCAAGATAAAACTGTTTGGTTGTTCCTATCAACTAACCCAGAGTTGCAATATGCAATGGAATCTTTTGCGATTTTAATAGAAGCTGTAGAGTTGCTTCCTCCACCATACCCAGTTGCAGTATTAGCTCCTGGAGTATAGACATAATACTCATCAATTGCCTGACTAAAGATATTATTTCTACCTAGTGGGTTTTTACCACCAATATTATTTGGAGTTAATACTTGAGAAGCTTCTGTAGTTGCTGCTTTATTGTTGAGTTTACGAACAAACTTGACCTTCATTGGGTCAATATATCGCAAATCCATAATCCCATCTTGGGGATTCTTGAAGTCAATAACCTTTAGATAATGTAGTCTGCCGTCAATGTACCAGTTACGGAAGATTTCGTGAGAACGCTTATCAAAGTCCAATAGTTCTTTGATGTACTTAAACTCATCGCGAATAATGTTTTTTACTTTATCGCTAGCATTTACATTACTCAATTCAACCTGAACTGGCGACTCATACAAGTCACTGACGATTGCTTCGTTTACAATATCTTCGATAGCACTGTCCACTTCTGGATATAGTGCCATCTCTCTATAGCGACGGATTAGTTCATATTCCGTCCTATAAACACCCTCAATATCAACATACGCTCCACCAAAACCACCAGATGCATAATAATCAACCCCGTCCGAGTTATTTTCGGGGACGGGACTGATCGATCCAGGGCGTTGGATGTCGTCGTCTTCAATTGAAAACCCGAATAACTTTCCCATAATAAAATAAAGTGGGTGTATACCTTCTTACACTTATATTTAGACCATAAAAAAAGGACCCCTTTTGGGATCCCTGTTGATTATTTCGGGTAAATCAGAAGATATCCTGACCGCCTGCGTTAGGACCAGTGCCCTTAATGGCTTCCCACCACTGAACCTGCATCTCTACGGTGAACTCCTGAATAGTATCAGTTGTGTCGTAGTTTAGCTCGATTGTGGAGATGTTCGTTGGGAACACATCGTGGAAGCGATATGTACGTAGTGTAGAACCGTCGCGGTCTAGTTGGTAGACATAAGCATC